AATCTCTTGCATCTTGTTTTACTTTTATTTTTACAATTTGATCCATGATATCAGCTTTGATATCAGTAATATTTTCTAATGCACCTTTTGGATCATACTGTATAATAGCTGGAAAACTTGAATTTTGTGGTATATATTCTATTGATTCTTTTAATGGTTGAGTATTGTAACCTAAAGTTTGGTCTTCTCCTTCGACTAATGATACTATTTGTTTAGGAGCTTTATGTACAGTTATTGTTCTCTTGAATGTCTCAAAATGATCATTTACAGCATTTTGAAATTCTGTTATTTCTTGAGATGATAATAAAGAATTTGGCATATATCACAAAGTGTTTAAATCCCTAGGAGTATTACTATAATTATAAGTTCTATTCAATTCGGCGATTATATCGTCTCCAGTAACTTGAATTGGCATAGCTGTGCTAGTAGAATATTTTAAAAGAAGATGTTTAAGTTCTTCGTTCTCTACTCTTTTAAGGTCTGTAAAATTTAAACCAAGTTGACGAACAAATTGAGTATTAGCTTTTATAGTTTCGTTTGCGGTTTTTGTGCTTATGCTGTTATCTTTTTTATAAGTAAAACCATCTTCTTGAATTTCTATAGAGTTTGTTGCAGAATTAGTTGTGCCACTTGTTGTAGCATCTGTGCTTACTAAATTTACTGCCCTAGCTTTTCCTATTAAATTAATAATTTGACGATCATAGTAATGAAGGTTGTATAATTTTTTAAAGATCGCTTTTTCTAATAGAGTAAATGCGTAATCTTTTCCTGCTACTTCTAAAGTTATTTCATCTATGTAAAAATCTTTTGCTATTAATATATTTAACTTGCCTAAATTAGATCTAAGCCAAAAAGCTATACTAGAAATACTAACATCAGTTGGCTCACCTAATTCTCGATAAATTTCATCTGCAATATCAACAATTTTATTAGTCATATAAATAATATTACACTATATAAATATTATTTTTAATATTTTATCTAGTTACTTCTGGTAGAATTGTAAACTTTCCAACTAATAATTTTATACTATTTCCATTAGGTGCGCCTTGTGTATATCTTTCAATATCATAAACATAATCATTAACTGGAAGATCTTTAGAGATATTAGAATCAACGTTAATTAAAATTATTCCAGCAGTACCATCTCCTAAGATGGTAGGATTTAAATCTAATAAAACTCCTGTAGATCCATAGCTTGCTCTAACTTGACCTCTTACCTCATGACCGTCTAGACGAACAATATTATTAGAACTGTCTTTTATAGCTAAATTTAAACTTATATAATCGCCTTGATAACCAGTAATATTATAATATGTTGCCATGTAAAATATTACACGACACAGACTTTATAGCGAATTTTTTTTTAAAAAATTATCTTCCTTCAGAAAGGATTTGTCTAGCTGTCTTAGAAGTTGTATTATTTCTATTCACTTCTGGAGTTGGCTTATACATAGCAACATGCTTTTGAAATTCTTTTTTAAGTCTTCCAATTAAAGTTTTTCTGTCGTCTATTGGAACAAGACCCATCTTAGAAGCATGATTTTGAAGATCGCTTTTATTCAAATCTTCTAAATACTTTTCGTAAACTTCTTTATCTAAAGTGCCGTACCTTGATGTACCAGAATCTCCCCAAACTTGATCCAATGTTAATGGTCTTTTTTCGACTTTTCCATGAGCTTGATGTAATGAATTGATTTTAGATTTTTTAGCCATATTATTTCCTTATAATGTATTATATAATATAAAGTATAAAGTGTCTAAAAAAAGAAAAACCCAAGGGAATGAACCCTTGGGTTTTCTATAATTTCAGCTAGTTAATTAGGCTGTTTTATTGAGCCAGATACCAGCTACTGCACGACCATCTAGAGCAACACGACCCTCTTCTAGAGAACCGTAGAAGCCAATTTTCTCTGCACGAGAAACGAATTGATCGTCTGGTAGAGCTGAGAATGTTCCACCAGTCTCGGATTGACGAGCTACTGGACGAACAAATGCATCTTTACTCAAATCAACACCTACTAGGATTTGATCATTAACAGAATCAAAGCTGGTAAGAGCACCAGAGCCTTTGAATTCTGCGAATAAGGTGTTGTACTTTCTGTCTTTGCCAAGTTCAACTAATTCATGGATAGAGATTCCATAAATTTCTTGTGTACCAGCACTGCGATAGATGTCTTCGCGAATACCAGCAGGAAGATCTGTGTTTGTATTTCCTACTGCATTATAAGCGAATTGACGGATATCACCTTTGACTTCTGGACTTACAAACAAATCTGTAACTCCATAAACATCAGTTGTGGTACCACCAGCATAAGAAGTATTAATTCTTTTGACTAGAGTTAGTAGTGAATTTAGGTGGCTTAGAGCTAATACTTCAGATCCTGAAGCGTTAACTACGTTAGTACCGCTATTAGCTTCGGCTAGAGCTTTTAGAACTACTGCCCAAGCATTGCGCTCTTGTTTAACAAGAACTTCGTTAGCCATTCTCTCGACTGCTTTGCTGATGACATCAAGACGTCCTCTGCGAGCATATCTTTTTAGGAATGAAACTGCGCTATCCAAACGATAGGTAGCAACTTTCATTTCTGCAAAGCCTTCTACGTTAGCAGTTGGTAGACCACCTGCAACATTTTGACTCCATGTTTGAATGTAGTCTTGGCTTTCGTTACTCCATAGATCCAATGGGATCGAGGGATGATCATCTTCGTCATAAGGAAGATCACTATAGATTGTGCTAGCAGTTCCAGCTTGCATTAGAACCTTACTTACTACTGGTCCAATGAATGCTGCAAAAGCTTGTGAAGCTTCTCTTGCTACGATGGTATCTTTACTACCCATAGCTTTGATAAGCTCAACTTGTTCTGGTGTATTTTTTAGTTTTAATTTCATTTTTAAATTTCTCCTATAATTAGAAGCTCAATTGTACGATGGCTGATCCATCAACAATTGCACTTAAAGTTTTACCAACAACAGTACCGTCTCCAGCTGTGGTTAAACCACCATCAACAGTGTCAGATAATCTGACAGCTGAACCAGCGGCTCCAGTACCAGCAAGAGTCATATGAACTACTCCCTTAGTAAGAACTGGAATAGCTTGTCCTTTTAGAACAACGCCCATTTCAGCAGCTTTACGAGGGTTAAATTTTAGTAATTCACCATTTTCATCAACTTCTGCTACTGCCATTAGAGTAACTCCAAGGGCTACGTCTGTTTTAGTTGTGATAGGTACAACTTTAGCGCGAGTACCGTAACGCAAAGATACAGTATTGTTTACTGAAGTACCAATAGCACCCATAGTTTCTACGGGTCCTTTATTATCTAATGCAACACCTTCTGAGATCTTAACTACTGTTCCAGCAGCTAGAGTATCTCCAGCGTGATAACCAAAAAGGTTAACAACGTCGTGTTCATCATATTGTCTGAATGATTTTAGTGCCATATATTTTCTCCTTATTGTTTGATTTCAAATCCATCCAAGTCGAAAGCTTTAGCATACTTTTCGCGTATGGTAGGCTCTGCAGCTGGGGCTGAATTTGGTATTTCTGCGGAAGCTTTTGATCCATTATCAACAGCTTGTTCAACAACCTCTTGGGTTGTAGAAATTTGTGCTACTTCTTGTGAAGTCTTAACTTCTTCTACTGGAGAAGCTTTGACTTCTTCTAAAGAGGCTTTTACTTCTTCTGAAGCTTTTGCTTTTTTAGCAGACTTATTCTTTTCTTTCATAAGAACTGCCATTTTATTTTTGTAACCAGCGAAAGCTTCGTCATTTAAATCTTTAATATCTTCTGCAAGAACTTTACGATCTTCATCAGATAGATCATATTCTTCGTCAAAAGCTGCCATTCTGATATTAAAAGCTTCTTGTTTTGCTTTAGCTAATTGTTCAGCTTCGATAGAAGCTAACTTTTGATTTAATTCTTCAAGTTGCTTTTTGACTGTCTCGTGCTCTGTTGCAACTGAGGCTAACTTTTCATTAGCTACTTTAATCTCATTTTCTTTTTCAGCTTTTTCGTTGACGAATTGATCATTAACCTTCTTGATCTCTTCTGCGATGAAATCAGTAATGCTAGAAGCAGTTACTTCCTTCAATAGCGCGTCTGTGATTTCTTCAATTTTTGATATTTTCATATATATTGTATCCTTTTTTACATTTAATTTATCGTCTTGGGAAATATTATTTTCTTGAGAAGAGGCTTTTAAGTCTTTATCAAGAGTAGATTTGTCTTCTACAGCTACTCCTTTTACATCTGCGGCTGGATTTAATGTTAAACCAACCCCTAAAGGAATAACTTTTCCTAAGACCTGACGATAAATTTGTTTGTCTTTAAATTTTCCACTTCCCCCAAAACTTCTTAAATTACTCTCTATATCACTTATCTCTTCTTCATCTGTTATAAATTCAGCGTTTTCAATATTTTTTTCACCATCTTCTAGCATAACTATATTATATTGATCAAATCCTAATTCCCAGCTAGCAGAAATACTCATGTAATTTTCACTAGTAGGATCATTAGATTCCTCTAATTTATCAGCTAAATCCTTACTTACTATTTTCCAGACAACTCCTCCTAATGTAACATTAAATGGACCTTTGATATTCTTTACTTCTTCTTCTGTAAGGACTTCATTTGAACCAAATTTACTAAAATTAGAGGTTAATATACATCCAACTACATGATTTCTATTATGTTCTACATTAATAGGTTTATTAACAAAATATTTAGATACATTAGCTGCAGTTTCATTATCGATAACATCACCATTTTTATTGACTCTATTGACAACACATGCATCAAAAGCTACTGGAAGTAAATCTATATTAGCTTCAGTATCAATATTTGGAATAAACTTTTTAAGTTGTTTTGTTGAAGCTAAAGATAAATATTTGTCTTTTTCTTCACTTACTACTGGTCTAATTTTAATATTAGAAAATGTGGTTAAGAATTTTGTTTGTTTTTTCATATTAAGAATATGCCGAATGTATTAGTTACACCATCTTCTTCATCTTCTAGGTATAATTCTTCTGCAGAAGTAAAATCAAAATCTTGTAAATCATATTTTATAATATCCTGCTCTGCTTGATTGTAGTCTGCTTCACTTGGTATTAGATTTCCTTTTACTATAAATTGTGATCCTGAAATTTCAAAAATAGAGGCTTTTAAATTACTAAAAACATTTGATAAATCACCTTTAGATAAACGAATGAATAAATTAACATATGCTAATGTTTCTTTATTTAAATTCTCTGAATTATTAAAACCATTTTTATAAGCTGTTTTTAAATCGAATAATTTAATCTCTTTTCCGCCCTCTTTAGAATGTGAAACAATTTTATCTTCTAGCGCAGCTATTATTTTCTTTGAAAAAACTAAAGCCTTTTCAACATTTTTTTTTCTTTTAGACGGTTTATAAGACTTTTTAGATTTAACTAGGTCAAAGCCCAGATTATCAGAATAATTATTCATGTCTATATATTATACACTTACAGAGAGTAAAAATTGATTATTTTTTATATAATTCTTTAGTAACATCATCAGCAGAGCCCATAGTTGGAGTTTCTGGATATTTTGTGGGTAATTCCCTGCTATCAAAATTTTGCTCAGAACAACTAGTTAATAATACCAAAGTAAGTATTAATATTAATTTCATAAAAGCTATTACACTTTAAGTGAATCTTCTATTAATTTAGCTTCTGCATCTCGTCTTCTACTCATGCCTTTTTCTATACTTCCACCAATCCATATTCTTTTCATCTTTCTAATTTGATTGGCAATAAAAGATAAAGCTTTTTGATCAAATATAGATGTTAATTTCATCCCATCTCTAATTAATTTCATTTCGCGGCGGCGATCACCTTCTAAAGCACTACCTCTATTAAATACAAGACTAACTAATCCACCTTTTGCATCTTCTGGAAGATTATCAAAATTAGGAAAAGTTTGTTTTGTCAAATTATAAAACTTAGTTACTGTTTTATTATTAAATACTTTTAATGACAATTCCCATGGAATAGATATATCTTTTAATCCTCTTATAAGATCTTTTGCTGCTATACCTTTTATTCCAACTACTTTATATAATCTGTCAAAATCTTTTTGAGATAATTCTTTCCAGTCGTTTGTGAATTCAGTTTTGTTTACATATCCCAAATCATAGCCAACACCAATTGTAACTCCACTTTGTTCTCCTGGCCAAGCTGGATTTTTTAAGAATTTATTATAATAATTTTCACCGCCACCAACTTCAAATTCAAGAATAAGATTTAAAGATTTATTATTTAACATATCAAATACTTAAAAGCCCTACTTTTTTTATTAAATTTTTATCTTTAGTTCTATAAATAGAGTATTCATATTGTTTAATTTCTTTATGTATTAGAGCTCTATTATAACTGCTCATGCCATAATTTTCACAAGCAGTAATTTGATCACGATGAAATCTATACAGAGCCAATGGTTTGTCTTGTATAGAAGAAAATTTTGCTCCATAATAAAAAGCTTTATAAGCAAAGTCTCGATCTCCTCCAGCAAAAAATTTTGAATATCCATTTATCTCACGAAAAAAAAGATTCTTAATGCAGCAGGTAGGATTAATAAAACTAGTAATTAAATTATCATTTTCGTCTAAATGAGGATGTAGTGGCGGATCTGTATATGGTAAAATATCTTGTTGGGAAGTGATTTCATTTAAGATTTCTTTAGCTGTTTGAAACTTTTCATCATCTTCTTGTGATTCTGAAAAATTAGTAACTGGCGCTGAAAATAAATCAAATTTTTCTTTTTCATAAATTTCAATAGTTTTCTCAAGTCTATCTGGAAAAGATATATCGTCAGAATCAAATATGAAAAATAATTCACCTTCAAAATGTTTAAAATATCGATTAACAGATTGATAAAAACCAATTCTACTTGGGTTTTGATAGAACTTAAATCTTTTATCATCTTTGTGTGTATTTTTTATTTTTTCTAAAATATTTGATTGTGAATTATCATCTATTATATGAACATTAAAATTTTGATAGGTTTGCCATATCACAGAATCCAAGCATTGAAATATATAATCATTGCTTTTATGAAAAGATAATACTATATCAACTAACATTGTGCCCATTTTATTAATTATTTATTTTATCTATAGTCTTGTCTATTATAGTATCTGCTGGGACTTTTTCTTTTAACCAACTGTTCATAACACCAAAATAAACAAGATATTCACTATTAATAAGATAAAGATCATTATTAAAATTATCTTTATAAGTTTTAATACCAGAATCTTCTTTTAGCTCTATTGCTTTTTCTTTCTTAAATTTAATTTTATACATACGAATTAAATTATTATATCGTTCACGCGCTTGAGGAGTAATTATTGCATCATCTCCAACAAAAGAAATTAATCCGCCATTATCTTTTTGATATTGTTTTGGAGTACTTGCGTCATAAGAAGATTTATCATCTTCTATCTTGTTGGGTGTCACAGTCGCACAACCAATTAAAAGAAGATTAAGAACTAATACGTTTGCGAACTTCTTCAAGATTTTTTTCCTTAACAGCTTTTTCTATTTCACTTTGATGGTCAACTTCTTTTTGAGCTTCTTGTCGCTCTTTCATTTCTTTTGTATTCTTTGCGCCGAATACGTTATTAATTGCTGAGAATATTCCAGAGACTGCTGAAAGTAATGCTTGAAGTATTCCAGTTGGCATAATTACTCTACGTAACTTGCTGTAGCATCTTTACATCCAGATGCAATAGCGTTAAGTACCTTAATAGCAAGTGCAGTATTGCCATCTAGTCTTGCAAATTGTTGAGCGTAAATATCTTTAATAACACTAACATAGTTTACCCAATGAGCTTTTTCTTCTGGAAGATAATCATTTAAAGCTTTTTGTAGTTGAGCTGGAGTTGGAGCAGTTCCAACTGTTAATCCTTCTACAATAGTTGCAACGTGATTAATCATCTTGGCTTTTTCAATTCTATCATTTCCAGAAACAGCTTGATCAAGTACTACTGTGCAAGCTAATACAACCGCTGGCTTGACATAAGGAAGAGTATTTTCAACACTTGTCATAACATCAACTTTTCCAGTATTGGTTGTGGCGCAAGCGCCAAGAAACAAAGTTAAAAAACAAACGGCAATTAAATTTAATTTATTCATATATGATCTCCATGTGGGTGTATTCTTTCCTCTGCTTCAGTTGTGGAAGCTACTGTGCCTCCTGTGACTTTTGCATCTTTCACTGTGAGAGAAAAAATTATTCCGCTTACAACAGCTACAACTCTTGAAATTCCTATAATATAATTTTCTATATGATCTGGTAAAAAAGATACCAATGATGGATCCATATGTATAGACATAGCAGTTGAAACGGCTACAACTGTTAATATTCCAGATATACTGGATCTCCAATTGGGGCCAAATACATGAGATAGCATATTCATATTAATTTACACTTTTATTACAAGATATGATATTATTTGATATTAATATATTCAAATAAAAATATTATCCAAAAATTATTGAATAAGTTATAGCTTTTGAATCTATATCATTAGATAAAGCTATGCCACTTCCATTTACAGTTGGGCGAACAGCAAATTGAATACTATTTCCAGAAGCTAAAAGCAAATCCTCTTGATTTTCTTGACCTATTACGACTTTGTTAGAGAATGTTTTTGTTCCTTGTACGGTTTGGTCTCCAGTAGTAAACATAATATTTCCTGGTAAACCTGCTGCTTCACCACTTAAAAGTATTCCAGTTCCATTTATGGTTGGGCGAAGATTAGATTTAATTTTTAAATTTTCAAAAAATATTTCAGCTTGCTCTTCTTTTAATCCAAAAGCTAATGATCCTGATTTATAATAAAATGTATTTCCCATAAAATTAATACCTCATTTAAACTACGTTAAAGGAACCAACTCCTCCAACACAATTTTTGTAAACTCCTATTGATCTAGCGTCACCAGGGGCGCCTGGATTCGACCCAAAAGAATAATCTCCTCCAACGCAATTTATATAAATACCTCTAGATGTGCTCTCTGTTCCACCACCTCCATAAGAAGAATCTCCAGCAACACAATTATAATAATTTCCAGCTGATATTTCGCCTCCAAAAGAACTACCTTCTGCTTTGCAATCTCTATAATTTCCATAAGAATAATTACTTCCAAAAGAATCCCAGGTAGCAGTACAATTTACATAAGTTCCATCAGAGTGTCCACGATTGAACCCAAGATCATCATATCCTCCAAAAGAGCTATCTCCAGCTTTGCAATTATAATATATTCCACTTGAGTAGTGTCCAAAAGAATGATGTTCAGCAATGCAATTGTAAAATTCTGCATTAGTACTACCCCGCCCACCAAAAGATTCACTTTTGGCAATGCAATTATAAAATTTTCCATTACAAGTGCCGTTCCCAGCAAAAGAACATTCTCCAGCATTGCAATTCTCAAAAACACACCCAGGCATAGTTTGTCCATTCGCTGCAAAAGAATAATTTTCACCAGTACAATTTTTAAAAATAGATCCACCTAAAATTCTTCCATATGCTCCAAAAGAATATTCTCCAGATTTACAATTTATATAAGTACCCGCATAATCAATATGTGTTCTTGTTGATCGAATATTAGAAGAATTAGTTTTAAATAAAACATTTTCTATATATGGAGCTTTTGCATTGTCTGGGAAATAAGCAGCTGGATCAGAATTGCTATATATTGTATAATTTTCTTCATATTCATCTCCATCTCTAAATACGATACGAGTGCCTATTGGAAATTGATAAGTTGCATTAGTATTTTCTATTTTTAAATTAAATAATTTAACATTATTAGCTTTTAATTGTAATGTGCCTCTGTTTGCAATACCTATATCGCTCTTAATATAATGACTTTCTCTGTTTGAAGTTGATCCAACAATATCAATATAATCTGCATCAAGAATCAAGCTTTGGGCTCCAAGATCATAAATTGCTGGTGGCAAAATGACCGATAATCTATTATAAGCAGACAGTGGCTGGCCATTTATATTTTGAATTATGGTTTGATTTTGGATTTGTATTTGTAATACGTTCCTATCGATAAAAATACTTGCGCCTGAAAGATTTTGATTTAAACTACTACTGCTACTTATCCCATTACTACTTCTTATGCTACTACTGCTACTACTACTTCTCCTGCTACTACTGCTACTACTGCTGCTGGTAGGAGTAACGTATAATTTAGCTAAAGCATAGGCTGCTAATAAATTATTACCATTAGTGATTGGGTCATCTGTTACTTTAACAGTAATATAACTGGCACTATTTAATTTATTTAATACATTCGCCATTTCAACTTACTCCTACATCTGAGCTTATCGTAACCCAGCCCGTATATCCTACGCTATTTACACCAAATAACTGTAAGCTTTCGTTTTGGTAAAGATGCACGGTAGAAAATCCGTCTATACTTTTATTAGCATCTCCAGTTATAGTTAATCTTCCAGTATTTAAATTTTTAACATAATAATTTATACCAGAAGTTATTTCTGATGGAAGAGTCCCAGTTACATTATTCGGAGCATTTATTAAATTGATATAATTGTTATTAAAAGTAAAGTTTGATGTAGCATAATTATAAGATGATAATATTTTATTTTTTATTAAAAGGGTATTAAAAGAACCTGTTTCTGCAAAAGTTTTAGTTCCGCTTATTGTTTGGTCGCCAGTAGTATAAACTATTGTTTCTGGTAAACTTGCTGCTTCACCACTTAGTAAAAGTCCTGTGCCATTTACTGTTGGTCTAGAGTAAAAACTCTTGATTCCAGATATATTTTGATCTCCAGTATTATATACTAAATTATTAGCGATTGCATCTCCTTCTATTTTTAAATTACCACCACTAATATGAACTTTTTCTGTTGGGGATAATGTACCTATTCCAAGTTTACTTGTGTTTTTTTCTGAAATTATATTATTTTCGCCGAGTCTAATGTACGGACCTTTTGAACTTGGAACTCCATAAGCTGATCCAGTTTGATATATAACAATTTGATCTCCTTGGTATTGATCAGTATTAATAGATTTCCCAAATATTGCATCAGTATAATAATTATTATGTATACTAATTACTTCCTCATTATGACCCCCAACAAAATCTGTTTTTATTTTAATATCTGTTGGGTTTTGAAATGTATTTAAAGAAATGCCACTTACATTGCCTTGTAAACTTGTACCGCCAATTTCTTCATTATTTTCATTATTTAAATAAATTTTATTTACAAAACTTTTATTTCCACTAATGGTTTGATCTCCAGTATTGTAAACTATATTACTAATTCCAGTTATAAATCCGCTTGGGTTAGAAGTTGAATAGAAGTTTCCAGTTTGTGAAGTAGTAATATAGGAGGAAAGATCTACGCCAGTTATAAATCCGCTTGGGTTAGACTTAGCGTAGAAATTTCCAGTTTGACTAGTCGTAATGTATGATGTAAGATCTACGCCAGTAATCAATGGATTTCCACTTAAAATTGGTTGTAGATTAAAAGTTTTAACTCCACTTATAGTTTGATTTCCTGTAGCATATACTACTGCCTCAGTTTCTTCCTTAACAAGTTTTGAAACAAAACCAGAAGTAATATTAATTAATAAACCACTTTGTGAGGATATGGAATCAACAAAAAAACCAGTTAATTCAGGTTGATCAATTTGCTTGACTCTGATGTAATTTGGCATATTATTTTACTTTACTATGATAAAGAATGCTAGCTAAATAACTATCTACCTGGTGATCACAAGCGATAGAATTTATATTAGCTACAACTTCTTGATTTTGATCAATTGGTTTTAGTATATAATCTTCTATTTTAGAAACCCAATTTTCTGGAGATTCATTTGCTATAATAATTTTACTAATCTGTTCAGCGACTTCTTTTTGATTATAACTTAATTTTTTAAGATTATGTTTTTTACGAAGCGCAGAAGAGACTTCTTCTTCTAATTTTTGAGCAGCTACAAGATTTTCTTTAACTTTTGAAAGACTATACTTTTCTTCTATGTTAGCCTTGGATTGTTTACCTTGACCAATCGGACTTACTTGTTTTGTAGATTGAGGTACTCCAGTTGATCCTTGTGGTCTGCCAGCTTCATTAGCTTTTGCTCCACCAATCAATGGTTGATATAAACCTTTGTCTCTAAGAGCTTTGAAAGAGTTTTGACTTTCCTGAGACTCTTCTTGATTAGGTAGTATACCTGTTTCTATAGCTTTAATTCCTTCGTCTGGAGTCAATACTCCTAACTCAACTAATCTAGTATAAATTCTAGAATATTGAACATCGTCTTTTAAATCAATATCTTCAAAATATGGAGTTGGGAAATTTTTGAAACCTAACTCTTTACTGATTCTCCTTATCTCTGGAATTAAAAATTCATTAATAAATGATTGTCTAGCTTGTTTCAATCTTTCTATAAATACTTGGACTTTGATACTTTGATTAGCGAATTTTTCATTTCCTATTAGAATATTATTCAATCCAATTTGAATATCTCTATCGACTACTTCATATTTTTGAGGACCAATTAAACTTGCTATATCAGGAATAACGAATTGAGCTTTCGTTGTATAATCAGCAATTAAAACTCTTCCAACGCTTTGATTTTCAAAAAGTTTTTGCATCGCTTCTAAATTCTTTTGATTGACTCCACCTTTTTCTGGCTCTGTGCCCATAGTTACTAAAAGAATAGCTTGTTGAGTTGTGCGAGTTATCGCCATATCCATCTTCTTCATTTCAGCTTTCCAATTAATATCTTCTAATACTGGAAAGCCCATTGGAACTGCGAATGGCTCGTAATCTTGCTTTTTGTAAAAAACAGCAGAAAGTCTATCGTTGTCTAATGGCAAAGTTAAAACTCCTAAAGTTTTGCTTTGAATTAGTTTTTTAGTTTCTGGAGGCAAAGCATTAAGAACTTCTCTGTCTTCATCTGTTCTTGGATTTTTTAATCTCTCTAATTCGTAATCACTTATGATTTTATAAAATTTCCCAGAAGAAAAATTAATAGTTCCACCAATTTGGATATCAGCTGGATTTAATATAATGTATTTAACTGGAAGATCTATTGAAGCATTGGATATAGCACCAAATGTCTGAGTAATTTTTTGAGCATCTTCTTCTTTTATTTTATTATCAAATCTATACAAGAACACGTTACCACTTCTATAGTACTCTCTAAAAAACTTATCCTGTAGTTCATGAACGTTAATTTTTCTAAAAAGCGCAGAAAAAAAGTCTCTGCTTTTTTGACTTCCATTTCTGAAAAAAATATTACTTGTAGAAAATTCAGTCATTAAATCTATAGTATTCCTAAAAATAGAAAAATTATAATAAGCTTTTTGACACAAAATTACAGCATCTCTAACATTCATATTAGAACTATTCTTGATGCCTAATGAATATTTGAATGGTATTAATCCATCATCAATATTCTTATATCTGTCTGTTCTGGTTATTGTAGAAGCAGCGTTTCTTCTTGTGGCAGTAGAACTATCTTGGGAAGAAGCTATACTCTCATAGTTATTAGAAGCAGATGCAACCATAAGAGGCTGGCCGATATCATCTTTGATATTTTTTGACGTTTTTTGTATTTTTTTGGACATTTTACTTCAATTATTACACTTTTATTTTATCATTATAGGAGAAAAAGTGGGATTTTCTACTTTTTCTGGCTGACTCATCATATCATTATAGCATTTAAATGCCCAATTAGCTAGCATTAATGCTGAATAATTGTCTTTTCTGGCTTTATTTGCTGAAGTACTTCTTTTTAAATGTTGAGGTAAATCAAATGTTTGAGTGCCTCTGCTAGTCGAAGAATGTTCTACAAGAGCGCATTGTTTTTTTGTTTGATATATGAAATCATCTTGGTTTTCTATAAAGTCTAGAATAGTCCAATCTTTTTTTTCTTCTACTTTTAATAAGTCTATTGGTATATTTAAATTAACAGATTCGTTAAAAAATGTCTCATCTGAAGCTGTTCTACTCGCGAACCAAATTCTCTTGTAGTCGATACAAGCCTGTAAATATTCGTTTGCTCTTCTTATGAATGTGCTTGTGAACACTTGATTAAAAGCAATTCTTTTGTCTTCTAAATTATATTTACCTCTAGCATTTCTAATCATTAATTCGTAATCTACTCCTTCTAAATCAGAGTCTATATCAAATGTATTTATATGTAATTTATGTTTTTTAAATAATTCAGATTCATTACATGCAGATAAAAATACGTCTGCTCCTGCATTATCAAGAATCATCATAACTATATTAAAATTAGTCATGATATAATATAAATATGCAACGTGATTCTTTAAATTACCTAAACCAGAATAAGTATGAACTAATATAGCCTGTTTTTTTTCTTCGTCTATCTCTAAAACTGCCATAGCAAAATAATCCGCATTAGGACTATCACTCATATTCGGATCAATACCAAGAACATATTTTTTATTTGGATTTCCTTTTACTAATGTATGAGGTCTTTCTCCTAATTTCAAAGTACATTCTTCCATTTTTTTTGCATTAAAATAACTATCACTTCCATCTGTAAATCTTGCGCAATATTCTCTTAAAAAACTACTATGACTTGCTCCACCATTCTGAGCTTCCTCAATAATCGTTTTATCAATCATTTCCTCTGGCAGAGCTTCATAACTGATTTGACTTACAAAATATGTAGCTTCTCCTTTTTCATTATTGGTAATTTTTTCGCACCATTCTTTATAAGTTTTATAAAGATTTTCAAAAGTAAAGCTCGCAGAAGAAAATGCAAGCATTTTACTCGTATTTTCAAAAACCATTCGGTCTTCTTCTTTCATAACGCCTTCTGAAATCAATTTATCCTCTAATTCTCTAATCTCCATTCTCTCTTTAATGTTTTGAGGAGCTACTAAGAATGGCATTAGAACGTTTTTAATAATTTCTTCTGGAAGCAGAAGGAACTCATCAAGCACAAGAATATTAGCACGAAAGCCTCGAATTTTTTCTCCGTTGAGAGGGATAGCGACAATGCTTCCTCCATTAATTTGCCATTCAAATTGATCATTTCTTTTAGCTTTTGCTCCAAAACATTGAGCTAATAATTCTGCACCTGGACTATCGACTATTTTTTCTAAATTACTAAATATAAAACGCGCAGTTCTGAATGTAGGACCAGCAATCAAAATTTTCGTATTAGGTTCAAAAACGCATTGAAGAAAACAAAAAACTGCAGCCATAAAACTCTTACCGCAACCACGACCAAAGACACACATATTAAAATTTCTATTAAAAAATGCTTTAAGATGTATCTCTTGATATGGAGCCAACTTAACTCCACTTATAAGTTCTGTTGTAAAGCCTATGTTGGCTCTTAAAAATTTTGCTAAACTTATTTTAGCCTCTTTGTCGTTAAGAAACCCTTTAAGTTGAGCTAACTCAGCGTTAACATCTTTTATTTCTTTGATATATTTATTAGGGCACTCTATCATAAAAGTTTTAAATCGTAAGCTAGTTGAAGATCTGCTTTTTTATAAAAACATTTAGATGCTAATATAGCCTCTATTGTTCTTTTCATCTCTTCTCGACCATCAACAAATAAGAATTGTAAATTATCATATTCCTGTAGTAGTGATCTTACGTTGTGAAATATAAACTCTGGAGTAGCTTTAATTTTTTTACTAATATGAGGTAAGTATTGAAAGCTTAAAGCGCTTTGTAGCTTCTCTTCTATTACTACGACTAAATAAGATTGATTTTGGTGAGCTTTTTCTATTTCTTTTTTAAATCTTTCGAGATTGCCTACGCTTAACGTGCTGATAAAGTCACTTAAGCTTTTTCTTTCTATATAGCAATTGCAATTATCATTACTACATGTATAGTCCCCATAAGGTAATGTTTTAATCTCAAATGGTATATTAAATTTTAACCAATTTTGTTCTCTGGTATCTACATATATAGTATCGTCTTGAGTTAATTTAAAGTTGAATTGATTTGATATATTCTTAGGATGAATAAACTTATTCTCTAATCCTAAACTAGAGCAAACATCATAATAATCATCAAAAATTTTATTATAGAAAACTATAGATGGACTCATTATCGTCCTAAGCTCTATTTGACAAGGACTATAAATTAAATTTTTATCTTTTTTTCTTTTTTTTAATAAGTTAATGCAGTATTCTTTAGAATTTTCCAATGGCTGAGATTTTAGCCATTTTTTCATATTATTTTTATCGTTGAAATCGCTATTTAAATATTGCTCTTTAGTTTTAAAGTTTATTGTTTCGCCAGTAAGCAAATCTTTTTTAGGATAATATTGATGATAATATTTTTCTTTATTTAAACCATAACCTCTAAGAGCAAGATGAAGACTTTTCTCATCTTTAAACTCTTTACCATCTACTTTGCATATAACACTCATCCATTTAAAATTTCATCTCTAGAAATGCCTAAAATTTTACATTTAACTTCATCCATAGATGATAATCTGTCTATTTCTTTTTCTAAAGTCTTTTTTCTCATTTCTGCCATTTTAATTAATTTTGCGCGGCTCTCTTCTTCTTTCCACATTTGAACAAGATTTATTATAGAAGCTGTGTCTTTAACTTGCTTACTTAATCTTTCGCTTCTTTTTACTTTAAGATCATTATTTAATTTTTGTTGACGATTTACGCAATCATTATACTCTTTTCTGGCTGTATTGCTTGCTTCTACTATAGCCATTGGAATTTTACCATCATCTTGAATAGCTAATTCAATTTGATTTTGAAGTACCGAGATTGTTTGTTGGATATTAGAAGATATTAGAACTTCTGTACAAAGAACTATATATTGGTCTACTTCTTCTTGGGTTAAATCAGCTTTATTGTAAGTATATCTTATAAAACTGCTTTCAAATAATTCTCTATCTGGTTCATTATCGTAAAGATTAATTTGATGAATAAATCTGTGAGTATTCATATATCCAATTAAAGCTATTACTTCTCTTTTTTGACCATGAGTTATTTTAGTTTTATCTATTCCATCTAAAACATATTTATTAATTTTAGCCACCATTCTTTCTTCGCTTCTTGGTGGTTTGTAATCACCAGAAGCGGCTTCTTCGTTTTCTGTATTATTAAATTTTACATTAGTGGGAATAACTTTCATATATTCCAATACGCTTCTTGTTTCTTGAGATAAATTCGTTAGGTTTTCGTTTTTAAATAAAATTTTTGCCATTTCGATACCAGTCATTGTGTGACAATTATTACTAATATATTCTTTTTGATCATTCGTTAAATCTATCAAACCCTTAGCTTCATACTCGTGACTTTTCTTTGGCTTTATTTGTCTAGATGCTAAAAATTGTTTTACAGCTTTACCTTCTTTGCTTCTACCATCTAAATCGTCTCTACCAAAAGCTAGTTTAACTAATTCAGCTAAAGATGGTGGATTATGTGGACGATCATTCCATTCTTTTAATAGAATTAATTGATGCTCTTCAGATAATATTAGAATTTCTTCGCTCATATAATATCAACGTCTCCATTATATAGATGCTTTTTTACTTTATGCATTATAGCTTTCTTTAAATTTTTAATTTGCTTATATCCAGCCATTCTATTTTTCTCAGTTGTTCTATAACCCATTGATTTAGCTACTTGTTGTTCGTTTTTACCATCTATGTATAGCAATTTATAAGCCTTCCACTCTATGGGTTTTAAAACTTTTTCCATTTTAAAGTGCAAATTTTTGGCTGATTCTTCTATATTAAAATTTTCGTTTGGTATTCTATTAACTTCTATTGCGTGATTATCTAAACTTAAAGTTAGTTTTGTATCATGTGCAACTTTTTTATTCTTTTCCCAATTTGCGTATAGTGGACATTGAGAGCATTGTTTACTGTAAATAGCGCATCCGTCTTCATTTTCTGCAGCAGAGCATTTTAAACATGGCCTAGTATAATTACTATAATTGTTTCTTATCAAGTTTTTAATTTGATTGCTTATTATTCTATTAATCCAAGGTGCTAATGGTTTGCTTTGATCATATAGGTGCCATTTTCTATAAATATGAAATCTTAATATTTGAGATACGTCACTAAAGTCCATCCAAGCAATTGCAGTTAAATTCCACTTATGTTTTCTTTTGGTTATCTCTTGATCTATCTCCCTAATGTAGTTTTCAAATTTTATTGTTTTTTTACTCGCCATTTTTTAACTTTCTAACGCGATTTTTTGGGCGAATAGCTCCAGCTTCTTTAGCAAAATTTTCTAAAAAATTTTCATCAGCTTGTGGAGTCGTATTATCCTCTTGTCCTCTTAACAAATTTTCTTTTGATGTACCAGCTAAATCTCCAATTTTTTCGATATTTGAAGGAGAGATTGTTATATCAAAATCTAAATTTTCAATATTTGGTAATTCTTTAATTTCTTCAACTTCTACGTTTTCATCTTCATATTCATCGTGGTCTTCATTAATTATCTTTTTAGCTTTAACTGGATATTGAGGTTGAATTGATTTATTTGCTACATGTGTATTATTTACAAAAGAAAAACCACAATTAGTGCAAAATTTAGGTTTAGCTAAAGAATATTCTGTTGGAGATCCGCAATTTGAGCAATATGCCTTTAACATAGATTATTATATCTATTTAATTTAAAATAATCTAAATATATTTAACTATTTTTATTTAAAATCTTGACAATTGCACTATTTACGCTATTTTTTGCATATGTTGAAGATGATGATTTTTTAATAAATAAAAATTGACTTATGCTAGCTCTTCTATTACCTTCTGATCTAGGACTTGCTGCAAGATCTCGTAGTACTTGCAACCCAAGCCCGTTGCAACGACACTGCGCTTGCCGAAGTTCAAATGCAGTATTGTAACATTGAGTTGCTAGTGATGTACTAGATCTGGGTACGATTCTGCCATCTATAATACGTAGTGGTGGCTCACATACAAATGGAAATGGACAAGATGAACTTCCTGGAGGTGTTTCTGGTTCTGGAGTTATGAATCTTTCAAGAATATCATTTTCATTTGGTAATCCAAATTTAGGATCTGGTTTGATTGTTTCATATACTGAAGGTGGGGGATTAGTGCTTAATATTGGATCATTAAAATTTCCATCTTCATTAGGACTTCTTGACAAACTCGAAGATGAAGCCCAATTTAAGCTTAAACTACATGAAGATTGTCCTGGAGAGCAACCCTTACCACAAGTGTTGTTTGGGTTAAATTTAACAAAAGTATTTTTAATGTCTAAAACTTTAGGTTGATATTTTGGATGATTTTGATCAATCAAAGATGCATTTTGACAATTTGCTGGACTAAACTTCGCTTCTGCAATATCATTGTACCACATTAATTCAAAATTTGCTTTAACTTCGTTTGATGGAGCCCCAGTCAAAGACCAGATTGGTTTTTGATTACTAATATCAAGAGAGCCTCTTTTTGCATATCTTTTTCCATATATACTATCGATATCTTGATAATAAATTCCACCAACTTCTAAAAATCTATGTATTTGTCCAATATTTCTTTGTCTATGAGATACTGAAATATCTGCTGCTATTTGCCCGAGATTCATAGCTACAATATCAAGATCAAAAGCAGCGATATCTTCTACGCCTAATCTATAAGAAAAAAGAGCCTCTGATCTATTTATAATTTCTTCTGGAAAATTACCACTTTTAACTACTAAAAATTTATTTTGATTTATTTTTAAATTTAAAACATTTTCCATTGGTGCAACTCTAACTGTTCCAGAAAATGCAATTTCATGTGGCAATGAGTATTTATCAAATTTATTATTATTTTGACTACCATTACCAGTAGAACCCTGCCAATAATGATTCTCAAAATCTCCTGCACCAGGAACCAAATTATTTACATTATTACGACCAGTCCAAGCTTTAAAATTACATTTAGTATAATTATCTGATAATAATAGTATTTTAGCAAAAAATGTGTTTTTTGTAGAATGTTTCCAATATGTACCATATGGAGCACAATCATCATCTAAAACATGGTCATAAAATCCTTCTAATTCTGGATAATTTGCTCCACCACTTACGTATATTTTTTTCAAAGTTTTATTAGTTACATCGACTTCTGATACAAGACCTGGAAATATTACAGAAGATTGATAGTCAAGTTTTATCTCTAAAGTTCCAGAATGAGTTTTACCATAAAAATAAGTTTTTTTACCATATGGTAGTGGAGCATTTTCTGCATCCAAATATATTTTTTGCTGACGAGCCCAACAAACTCCAGTTACTTGATTGTTATTATCTTTTTGAATAATCTGCGCTACTGGAACTATAGTATTAAAGACTGGATCACATGCCATTTTAAAATCCTCCTGGTGAAGAAACTGTTTTACCTCTAGAATGCTCTAAAGGAAATCTCAAATTTAACAAATTTGTCAAACTTGAATTACTAGACAAACTTGAGTTACTAGACAAACTCAAGTTACTAGACAAACTTGAATTGCTAGAACGACTTGAGTTACTAGACAAACTTGAATTGCTAGAACGACTTGAGTTACTAGACAAACTTGAATTGCTAGAACGACTTGAGTTACTAGAC